TAAAGTAGTCATCGGTCTTCCAGATAATGTATCGATTGGTGGAACAATTACTGTTGGAACTGGAGCAACGATTGATTCAAACGGACAGGCAGTATTTGCAGGAATAACAACTAGTCGGGGATTTAAGGTAACATCTTCTAGTGATAATGGTGCAACAGATAGTATTATAGCAGGAAGAATAAAAATATTTGATCCTGGTAATCAATGTCAAATTCAATTTGGTACTGGCCCAAGTTATGCTCCTCACCAGAAGTATGCTTCTGCGATGACATACAGAACAAATTCTTTTACGTTACAAAATACAGGTACAACAAGAACTGGTCTAAGTTGGGTTAACGCTGATGGCCCTGTAAATTTATGGTATACAAAAGGATATGCTCCAGATTATAGTATTAAATTATCAACCTCTGGAATCGGTATTACAGTATTTGGACAAGTAGATACAACCACGTTAAACACAGGTGATGCAACATTCACAGGATCAGTCAGTGCAGGTTCAACAACAGGAACGGATGGATACTATCTAAAATCAGTTGGAACTGGTGTCACTTGGGCAGCATTGCCAAGTAGTCGAACAACTTCTACTCAGACAGCAACAGCTGGTCAAACATCATTTAACTTCTCTTATAATGTTGGATTTGTTGATGTATTTGTCAACGGTGTTAAATTACCAACATCTGAATTTACAGCAAGCAACGGATCGACAATTGTATTAGATGATGCTGCTTTTGAAAACGACACACTTGAATTTATTTCTCTGAATACACTTCCAGTTACGAGTGGCGGTGGAGCATCAAATTTAACTGGATTAGCAGATGTAACGATAACAGGAGCACCAGTTGTTGGTGAGACATTGCAACATAATGGAAGTGCATTTGTAAATGATTATACGCCTTCTACAACTACAACATCTACATCTCAAACTGCAATTTTAAGTCTACCAATTGCGACATATCGATCTGCAGAATATACAATTCAAATTACAGAAGGAACGAAGTATCATGTAACCAAAGTTCTTGCAATTCACGATGGAACAAATGCCACTTTCAACGAGTATGGCACATTATTTACAACGTCATCTCTCTCAACTTTTGCACTTGATGTAAGTTCAGGAAATATGAGATTACTAGCAACACCTGCAAGTACAAACTCAACAGTATTTAAAGTTAAGTTTACTGGTATTAAGGTTTAATAAATACATTATAAACAACGGGGGAGAGTGAACCTGTGGCTGCTGAAAATTTTAAGGTAAAGAAAGGGTTAGAAGTCGGAACTGGAATAACTGCAAATTCTGATGGAATAAATGTAACTGGTATTATAACTGCGACACAATATAGAGGTGATGGATCTGGATTGACTGGAGTTGTAGCATCAGGAACTGGTGTTATTGTCAAGGATGAGGGGTCTGCTGTAGGAACTGCAGGTACATTTAACTTTGTTGGTAGTGGTGTTGCTGCTACATTGAGTGCAGGAACTGCAACTGTCACAATTAGTAGTGGTGGACTAACTGATGTTGTTGATGACACGACACCGCAATTGGGTGGGAACCTTGATCTTAATAGCAAGTTTATAACTGGAACAGGAAATATTGATATTACAGGAAGTTTGGATGTATCTGGAATTTCTACTACTGGTTTCTTAGAGGTTGGTAATTTAACTAATGGTCGTGTTCCTTATGCTGGTAGTGCTTCTGGAAGACTAGTTGATAGTGCTAATTTAACTTTTGATGGTACAAATCTTTTCGTTAGTGGTATCAATGTAACGAGTGCAGGTACGACATCTACTTTTGGTGCAGATATTGCTACACGAAATTTAAGTGTAAGTGGTATTTCTACTTTTAATAGTATTGTAAATATTGGAACTTTATTTAATTTACAGACTAATCTCACTCTTGACATGATAAACAGTTCTAGTACTGGTGGATTAGAACTTCAAAATAGTAATAATATTAAACTTGGTCAAAATGGTCATCCCAATTGGGAGTATGCAACTTTTTCAAGTGCAGGCGTTGATCTTAAATATCAGAATCAAACAAAACTAACAACTACTTCTTCAGGAATTACAGTCCCAGATTTAGAAGCAACTGGAACTGGAACATTCGGACAAATTGAAACTGATGGAGTTACTCTCGGAACAAATAATAATACTTTTGCTGCAAAGTTTATTGATGATGCTGTTGCGAATTTCGGAACAGATAATGATTTAAAGATATCACATGATAATACACACGCAAGAATTACAAATAGCACAGGAAGTATTGTTGTAACTGGAATCATCTCTGCAATTAATGCTGCTTCAATTCAGGGAATAGACATCAAAGCACCAAATGCCACTTCTACAATGATTGGTAACGAAGCTGGTCTAAACATGTCTGGTGCAGCACAGTGTGTTGCAGTTGGTAATTTGGCCATGAGGGCAAATGTAAGTAGTATTTTTAATACTGCAGTTGGAGTTCAAGCATTGGGTGCTTTAGGTTCAAACGCTAGTAGTTCATATCCAAGTAATACTGCGGTTGGACATCTTGCTGGTTCTACAATGACCACAGGATCTACAAACACACTTATAGGTGCAAACGCAGGTAGTGCGATTAATTCAAGTGCGAATACAATACTAGGTAAATATGATGGTAATCAAGGTGGTCTTGATATAAGAAGTTTAAGTGGCAATATAGTTATTGCTGATGGTAATAGTAATGTTAGGTTTTATATTAATCCGAATGGTAATGTTGGTATTGGAACTGTAAATCCTGATGCTGCTGTTGGTTCTGGTAACACTGCTAAGTTATCTGTTGGTATTGTATCTGCCCATCAATTTTATGGTGATGGATCAAACATAACTGGTGTGACTGCATCGGGTACTGGTATTATTGTCAAACACGATGGTTCAACTGTTGGAACTGCAAGCACAATTAACTTCTCTACAAACTTAGATGTAACTCCAATCTCTGCAGGTATTGTAACTGTGACTGCATCTGGTGGAAGTGGTAGCATTGCAGGTATCAGCACCACAGGAACATCAGTTTTTAATGAAATTGTAGTTGGTTCAGCAGTTACTGCAAATGCTAGTGGAATTAATGCTGTTGGTACTGCTGTTACAGCAGGTCGTTTCCACGCACTAACTGGTAGTTTTCAGGCCCAAATCGGTACTGGCAACCAAGGATTTTATCTTTATAATGGTGCTTCAACTCACCTTGCAATAAGTTATAGTAGTTCTGCAAGTAGAAATCAATTTAGAGGTAATGCTAGTGGCAATCTACCATTATGGTTTGAAGACTTTTCATATATTAGAATAAGTCCAAAATCGGCATATGTGCAACTTGATCATGCAGAATCGGCAAAATTAGTTACTGATCAAGCAGGTGTAAAAATAACAGGAGTTTGCACAGCAACATCATTCAGTGGTTCATTAGATGCAAGTAATTTAACAGGAACAATTGCAAATGGTAGATTTCCTACAACACTACCTACAACAAGTGGTGCAAACTTAACTAACTTACCAGTTCCAACTCAGATAACAATAGCAAATGAGGCAAGTGATACTACATGTAATGTTCTATTTACAACTGCTGCAACAGGTGATCTTGCTCCAAAATCAAATTCAACTTTAACTTTCAATTCTTCAACTGAGGTTTTATCGGCAACTAAATTTAGTGGATCAGGAGAAACTTTAACAAATTTAAATGCAAGTAATATTGCTTCTGGTACAATGTCAGCATCCAGATTAACTGGTGCTTTACCTGCAATTAGTGGTGCGAGTCTTACAAACGTATCAGGAACAATCGCAGCAAAACCATATACAGTTACAAATTCTTCATCCAATCATTATGTAATTGGAGGAGAAAACGATCCTACTTTATATTTAAGTCGTGGATTAACTTATACTTTCAATATGAACGCATCAGGTCATCCATTCCATATTCAAACAGTAAGTGGGCAATATAGTGGTGGTAATTTGTATACTTCTGGTGTTACTGTTACAGGTAATAGAGAGACAGGAACTATAACTTTTGCAGTCCCACATGATGCACCTGATTTATTATATTATGTCTGCCAGTATCATCAGAATATGGCTGGCACTATAATAATTTCTGATATTGGAACACGAGCAACTATTGAAAGAAACAGAGGAAAAATTGAAATATCCCAAACTCTTAACAATCCTGCTTCTGGTGATAAGCAAGATGAATTACTATTTACAACTGGATTTACAGATGCTTCTAATTCTGGTGCAAGTTACACCTTTGACGTAGGACATGTAGATTATAGTGGTAGATGGTTTATCGGGCCTATGTCAGGTGGTAAAAGTCAACATGGTAATGGAACAGAAGATGGACAAAGTTTAACTTTATCTAGATCTTATAGAACATCAACATCAACAATTAGTGATCATGCAGTTTTAAATTTAAATAATCGAAGTCCTCAAAGTGCTGCACAGTTAGGTAGTATTTACTTCTCTGGTTATCAAAATGCTTTTGAGGGTGGATATATTAGAGGTATACCAACAGGAACTTGGGGTGCATATCCAAACTATAGAGCAACTGCGATCTCTTTTGGTCTGAACGGATATGGTGTAAACGGATCTACAACCACAACAATGGTAGAAAGATTTAGGTTTGCTGCTTCAGGTGCACTCTGTGTAAATGGTGCGTCAAACTATGGATCTTCAGGGCAGGTATTAAAGAGTAATGGTGATGCACCACCAACTTGGAGTAGTCCAACACAGGCAAGAACAACTGCAAATGCTGCTACATCATCACTAGTTGTTGGTGCATCTGGTAATATAACAATAACAGCAGCAAAGTCTTACGTTTTACAAAAAATACAAACCTCCGCAGCTGCATGGGTGACTTTGTATACAGATTCAACGAGTAGGAGTAACGATTCAAGTAGAAATCAAACCACTGATCCAGCACCTGGTTCTGGTGTAATTGCAGAGGTAATTACAACTGGTGCTGCTACACAAATTATAACACCTGGTATAATCGGTTGGAATAACGATGGAACTCCTTCAACTAATGTGTATGTAAAGGTAAAGAATACAGGTTCAGGTGCAGGAGCAATTACAGTAACTTTACATTACCTAGCACTGGAGATTTAAATGAAAGAATATATTGTTACGTTAAAAAGTAAAGATGATCTTGAAGATTTCTATGCAGAGATGTCTTCAAATGGATTTAAATTATCTAAGAAACGTCCGATAAGTCGGAATACACATTACTATATGACTGCTGAACAGGCAGAGGAGTTGAAGAAAGATTCGAGAGTTGTAGATGTTGAAGAGGTTACAGATAGAGTGGTTGAGATACCACAAGCAATATACAATAATACATCATACACTAAGAATGGTGTTTTCCTTAAGGAATCTACAGCATTTACTGGATTATCATATGTTCAAACAGGATCATCTGCTTCAGGTGGAATACCTGCCAATTCTATAAAAGTAACACTTACAAATCACGATTGTGCGGTGAATGATGATATATTTTGGTACGTATCAGGATCAAATTATTATAGTAAGGTGCCTATTTCTTCAATAGTAGACGCAAATAATTTCATTTTTGCAATACCAGGTTCACCTCCAAACACATCTGCATCTGGAACCTGTCAGATTTTTAGATACGATATGAGCACAGATCTTCAATGGGGACATGTTCACTGTGCTGGAACTTCATCTCAAAGAGCAAAGGGAACTTTTGGAAAAAGATCGGCAGGAGCGACAGATGAAGTTGTTAATACAAGTGTTGATATTCATAATGATGGTAAACATGTAGATGTAGTTATTGTTGATGGCCCGATGGCGTATGATGCTGCTGAATGGAAGAGTCCTTCAACAAATAATTCACGATTTGTACAATATCAATGGTTTACTGAACTAAACAGTACCGTAAGTAGTATTGATGATGATTCTCAAACTCTACCCACAGGAACTATAACATATAGGCAAGGTACAGCAGAGGCAAAAGCTCACGGAATGCATGTTGGAAGCACAGTTGCAGGAAAACATTATGGTTGGGCAAGGGAAGCAAACATATACAATATGGCAATTACTGCTGCTTATGCTTCAGGACAAATATTTGGTGGTTTATATGTTCATGATTACCTAAGAGCATTTCATTTATATAAAGCAGTAAACTCTACAACTGGCCGTCGCAATCCTACAATTACAAATCATAGTTATGGATCTGTTTTATATTTACGAGCTGATCAAGGAGCATTTCAGTTTACTGATTTAGTTTTCGTTCTTTGGAGAGGTACAGAATACAGATCTAATAATCCTAATCCTTCAGGATGGACACAAAGTGGAGTAGAAACAGACTTTGGTATAACTTTTGGTTTGGAATATTACCCTTATTATAGTGCTGCAGTTGCTGCAGATGTTCAAGATGCAATAGATGATGGTGTGGTGTATGTTGGTGCTGCTGGTAATGATAATCTTTTAATGGATGTTCCTACTGGAGATGACTGGAATAATACTATAGGTTATCAATATAATGCAAGCACAGTATATCAAATGCATTTTTGTAGAGGTGGTGCACCTAATACACCTGATGTGCCTATAATTAATGTTGGTGCATTAAATAATACTCGTAATTTTACGAGAGCAACATTTACACAATATGGGCCAGGTATTACAGTTTTTGCACCAGGTGTTCGCATATTAGGAGCATATGGAAACACTGGAAATGATGATACAAAAACTGGTTATGGAACAGGTAATTACTATGGTACAATGAATGGTACAAGTATGGCATCTCCTCAAGTGTGTGGTGTGCTTGCAACTCTTGCGACTGCAAAAATAAGATTTAATCAGTCAGATGCAATAGGATATTTACAAAGAAATAGTGAATTAAATGATATGACTTTTGACTCAGGAACTGGATCTCATAGTGATGAGACATGTCAGAAAGGAAGTCCTAACAAATACCTACTATCTAAAAACCCAAGATCAACATCAGGTATGATTGAAGATGTAAAAGGTGAAAGAAAAACAAGTGGTATGACTTTCCCCCGTAGGTCAACTCTGAATTATCAGCACTAAATATTTTTATGGGTCAATTTAACATAATAAATAACTAAAAACTATAATGGCAATTAATAGAAACCGAGAACTATCCCAAATCGCATCAGTCGTTATAGTTGATGATGCGAATAAGAATGTTGGAATTGCCACCACCTCTGCACCAAAAGTCGGTATTGGTCTGACTGATCCATCATATAAATTAGATGTAGTCGGTGCGATAAATAGTAATAATGATGTTAAAGTCAATGGTGTTAGTATTCAAGCATCAGCATTAGCAGACGCAACAGCACTTGCAATCGCATTAGGATAAAACATGGCAAATACCTTTAAATTAAAAACGAAAGCAAATGTGGGAACTGCCACTTCAGATGTATATGTGGTTCCTTCAGCAACAACTACAGTTGTGATTGGTGTGACTCTTGCAAATACTTCAGGTTCAAGTATCAATGTAGGTGTTGGAGTTACAAGAGCAGCAACAGATAATGTAAATTTGATGAAAAATGTTCCAATACCTCAAGGTTCATCATTTGAATTCATGGGTGGAAATAAAGTTGTTTTAGAAACCACGGATACTTTTACTGCAGTCAGTGATGTCAACAATAGTCTTGATGTTGCTCTGACAATCATGGAAATAACATAGGGGTAATAAATGGCACTCACCAAAGTTAGTGGAGGTATATTAGATCCTGGTATAAATGTTGCGGGTATTGTTACTGCGACAGGATTTGATGGGCCTTTTACTGGTGGTTCAAGTAAAAATATTACTGCAGGTATTATAACTGCAACAGGATTTGATCTAAACGGAAATGGAGATATAAGTGGCAATTTAGTCATTGGTGGTAATCTTACAGCAAACGGAGATTTCACCACATTAAACACAACTCTAAGAGAAGTTGAGATATTAAGAGTCGATGCAAATACAACAGCAGTCGCAGGTATAATCACACAAAGAGGTTCAGGAGATATACTTAGTGTTTATGATACAAGCACTGAAGTTTTTAAAATTGCTGATGGTGGAAATATAAATGCAACAGGAACTGCTACTTTTAATAAAATAAGTGATTCAATATCTATGGCAGATAGTCTTGTGCATACTGGTAATACTGGCACAAAATTACAGTTTCATTCTAATACCGTAGAATTACATACAAATTCAGAACAAAGGTTACAAATTGATAGTAGTGGTCGTTTAATATTCAAATCTCCTAATAATAATACTGGTGAACAACCAGCATCGTTAAGGTGGATAAACGAAAATAATGCTGGAGATATGGCAAAAATTTCTGTCATTCGTGAAGCAGTTTCTCAAGCACCAGGAGCATTAGTATTTTATACAAGTCCAAATGTAGATAGTTCTGCAAATAGTGGTAGAGGTGATATTACAGAAAGACTTCGCATCACAAGTGCAGGTAATGTCGGTATCGGAAGCACCATTCCACTTAGCACTATGGCATTAGATGTCGTAGGTTCAATAAGATATTCAGGTCAGTCAAGAGGAGCAAACGGAACAAACGCTGAACCCTCATATGCTTTCTATTCAGACCATGATAGTGGAATGTATAGAGGTGGTACTAATATACTCTCCTTTGCAACTGCAGGAACAAAAAGAATTACAGTATTAGCAGATGGTAAAGTTGGTATTGGAAGTGGAACACCGAGTGCTCTACTTGATGTAAACAGTGGTTCTGCTGCCACTCTTCAGATAAAAAATACTGATACTGTCAACTTTATGACTTTGTATATTGGTGCTAGTTATAACTCATTATATTCAAGAGGTGCAAACTCAACAACTGCCAGAAACTTTACAGTTCATCAAGGTAATACTGAAGTTCTTAAAATTGATACTCTTGGAAATATAATTTTAAAAGACACTTTAGCACAAGGAAACTCTCTTGTTAATTATATTCAAGCAACTGATGTAAATGGTGCTGGTCAGTATTACTTTGGTATGTTGTCAACTGGTAATCAAGATTTGTATATACAACAAACTAAAAATGCTAATTTACGCTTCCAAACAAATGCAATCTCAAGATGGTATATTGATGGAGATCCTGGTCACTTACTACCAGGCACTGCTGGTGCTGTTGATATAGGTAGTGCATCTGCAGAGATTGGTAATGTTTATATTGCTGACAGTAAGAAAGTATATTTGGGTTCGGATCAGGATTTAGAAATTTTTCACGATGGCTCCCATTCTAGGATTAAAGATGTAGGCACTGGTATTTTATCTCTTTCTGCAAGTCAATTAAATATACAAAATGCTGCCGTAAGTGAAAATATGGCTGAGTTTTTTGAAAACGGAGCAGTAAATCTATATTATGATCAGAGTGCTCATGCAACTGCTAAACTTGCAACCACTGCTACAGGTGTATCTGTTCATGGAGAAGTCGCAGCATCACAAGACTATCCAAACATACGACCAGTATTAGATTTTAATTTTGCAGCAACTAAAAAATTAAAACCAGAAATGACATTTGCTAGAGTAGGAGAAGCATCATTCCATGATGGTGTTGGTAGTGTTAAATTTGCTGTTGATAATGAACCAAGATTTGAACATGATATTGTAACAGGAGAATGTAAGGGATTGATGTTTGAAGGAGATGGAACAAATTACTCACATTATAGTCGCAGATTTGATGTGGTTGCTACTGGTAGTTGGATTAAAGTAGGTAGTGCTTCAATTACTGGAAATACATATACCGCACCAGACGGAACATCCTCTGGTGTTTTCATGGCAGATACAATCAGTGGTGCAACAGGAACGACATTTAATGGAAATGTCCTCAGACAACAAATCACTGCTGGTGCTAATGTAAAACATACACTTTCAATCTATATTAAACTTATAACTTCAACACAGGCAACAATTTATATAAGAGATGGTGCAACAGGGAGCACCTCTACAGCAAATGCAATATCAAACACAAGAAATTGGCAGAGAGTTGTAGTAACAAGTTCAGCAGCATTAACAAATGCGACTGCTCATTCTTTTTATGTTGGTAACACAAACGGAGACATTGCTGTCTGGGGTGCTCAAATTGAAAGAAGTGATTATGTATCCTCATACATCAAGACAGATACTAATGCAAATGGCACTCGTACTGCAGATGATGGTGGTGTTCGACTGGATGGAGAAGATGTTACTGATGTATTCAATCAAGGTGAAGGAACTCTTATTGCAGAAGCCATACCAACTAATTCGATAGCAAATCAAGGTACAGTTGGTTTTTATCAAGACTTTGGTACTGTTAATCGAATAGAATTGAGAGCACAGGGTACAAACACTGCTAATGCAAGATTTGAATCAGTTGTTGGTTCCTCAAGTGTTGTGACTAATGCTAATTCACCCCATGCTGGTATTAATAATGTTAGTAAATATGCATTTGCATTCCAAGAAAATAATTATGCTTCAACTGTAAATGGAGGTACGGTTCAAACCGATAACTCTGGTGCATTTCCTCATGGAACAGGAATTAATTCGATGATTATAGGAGACGCAATTTATGCTAATAGTGCTTTTGTGATAATTAAGAGAATTATGTATTATGCAGATAGACTTCCAGATTCACAGTTAATCACTCTGACATCATAATAAATACCACAGGAGATATATAACAAATGCCTAATCTAGTCGGAATCGGAAATAGTCAAGTCCCCACCAACGCAATGTTGGGTGGATTGGCCTACCAAGATTCTGTTGGTGAAGTTGTTGTTGATAAAATAAAAGCAAAAACAAATGACACTACGATAGATCAAGGATTATTTGTATATGATACTCGAAAAGATTCTGATGGTGGTGCATGGAGAAAGAGAACACAACACACTTCTTGGTATAATGAAGGTGTAAATATGGATAGAGGTGCCCGCAAAGAATTTCCTGCAGTTGCAATTATAGTTGCTGAGAATGATGAAGTTACGATATATGATGGTGACGATCCAAATTGTGCAATGTGGATGGTGTTCAGAGCAGGTGGTGCAAATGGTCAAAGAATGATCGGAAGAACAAATGAATATACAACCTGTGTAAAAGCATTAAATGGAATGTTATATGTGGGGAGAAGGGCATTCGGACTTCATGTAATCGATTTTATTACGGATAAAGGTCACTTTAAAGAAGCAGGTTATGATACTCCATATGCATTACCAGTAGGATCACATCGAAATGGTGGTAATAAATGGATATATGGTAGTGGTGGTGGAAAACATCAACTTAGTAATGATGAGGTATACTCATTGGATGCGAAAGTTATGCCAAATACTCCAATCAATCCAGATAGAGGAATACCAGATCCCACGATAGTAATCGCAACTGATACTCATATTGAAGCACATCGTGGAATGTATCATAAATTACTAGTTTCTAATCTCCAAAATAGTTATAGCCCTGAAGCAATTATATTTACAGAAAATGGTGGATTGGTGGTTCATAATGATACACATGCACAAAATAATAATGGTATTGTATTTGCTAGAGATTATCATCACATTCAAGAATTAGATTGGGCAACTTATGCAAATTGGGAATCTGTATATTACAAATACAATTATGGTGGTTTAGGTAAAGTAACAGTTATACAGGGAGATACGACTGATACATTCCATAGATTAGCAGCAATGAGAGGTCATGATTTTGCTGTCGGAACTTCAGAAGCACTCAATTTAATCCATCCAGAACCAATATTTAATTCATCAACTGTAAATCAAGACTTAGTTGCATATATTAGACACACATATAACACTGGATGGATGCCAAGAGATACAATGGTGAACAACCTCAATTCTACAGAGGTTGGAATAAGCACATCAGGAGCAAACATCCTTCAAAACGGAACCTTTGATAGTAATATTACTGGATGGCAAAACTGGGATACTAATCGTGGAACAGTAACATATAATAATGGTCGTATGAGATATAATAATAGTGGTACTGGTGATGTATATGCATATGGAGCATTTGACCATACGGTTCCACAAGGAGCAACAATTACTGTAAGTGGAAACTATTACTCAATTTCAGGTGGTAATGCTACTGTAGCTCAATTTTATCCCTACAATGATGATTTAGGTTCTTTTCCTGATTCTGGTGGTCTTGGAACTTTAGCTGATTCAACTGGAAACCGTGCTTCGGCATACAGTTTTGGTGGTGGAGCAAACGGAACATTTTCAATCACAACAACAGTAGATTCACCAGGCGGTGCAACTGGAATTTTACTTGGACTTGATCCAAACAATGGTACTGTGTTTGAACTTGATAATCTTACTTGTACCTATACTCACGGAAGATTAACTGATCGTACAAAACCTTATGGTGAAGACTATGTAACTTTTGGAACAGTTACAAAAACACCTGTTGCTGATGGTGCAGAGTTAATGGCATTTGGTGGATTTAGTAGTTCTAATTATATTAGAGCTGGTACCAATCCTAACTTAGAAATGGGCAGTGGAGATTGGTATTACATATTCTGGGTAAATCCAGGCGAATCCTCAACTGGTCAGGTTTTATTATCACACTGGAGTTATAATGTAGATAGCTCACTTGCTGGTAGAGTCGGTATCTATTTCAATAGTGGAAATGTTAGACTTGATTTAACAGATGATGGTGGAAGTTCTTATCAGGGAATTACAGGAACCAACGGTATACAGGATAGTAATGGATGGCACATGGTTTGTGCAATCAGAAGAGGTGGTAATGCTGAATTGTGGGTAGATGGTAAATTAGATGTGAGTAAAACTTTAAATTCAACTGCTGATGGTACATATAGTAATAAAAAGAGAATAGTTGAAATTGGACACTCACCTAATATGGGTAGTGCAGACTCTGGAATTAAGATGACACTTCTTCGCATTGGAAAAACACTTGCACCATCAAAAGAACAGATTGAAAAGATGTATAAAGATGAACTTCAATTATTTGGAAAAAATGCAAAGTGTACTTTGTTTGGTTCAGCAGCAGCAATAACAGGTCTTGCTTTTGATGATTCTACAAATGTTGTACACGCAGGTACATCGGTTGGGCGTAGTGATTTCCGTGGATTAGTTAGAATAAATAACACAGAGACACCCGTTACACACGATATATCAGCATCAAACGGTCTCATCATAGAACAATAACATGACAGTCAGAATAGAAAAACCGACTTTCACACTGAGAGACAAGATGAATGAACTTGATCTCCCAGTAGGAGATCACGGTCTTGAAATATTAAACTCAAGAAATCCAGAAGAAACCTTTAACCTCGCAAGAGCTGGTAGAAGAAGATTGAATGCGAATGGAGATATGAGAATTTGTCAGACTGGATCAACTAGTAGTTACTTTAGTAGTGGAACCAACAGTAATCACGGCCCAGATTTATGGCAACATCTTATTAATGCTGCAGGAACTTTTAGAGCCTCTCAGGACAATGATACTCCCTATCATAAAGAATTTCCTAAAAGTCTAAAACTTCAATGCACTACAGCAGATACAAGTCTTGATGCTGCTAGTTTTTTTTATACTGTTTATAGAATGGAGTGTGTGGATTCTTGGGTTCTTCAATATGGAACCCTGTATGCAAAACCAGTAACAGTTTCTTTTTGGATCAAATCAAACAAAACAGGAATAATTGCAGTAAATCTTGAAAATGAATCAAACAACCACTCTAGTGGAAATGACAGCACTTGTGTAAGACGTGTCACAATTGAAAAACCAAATACTTGGGAACATAAAACTGTTACATATCCTGGTGATTATAATTTTCAAATGGATTACCATACCAATAAAGGAGCTGTTATCGAATTCTTTTGGAGTGGTGGAGATAATTACTCACAAAACTCTGGAGGTTACAATACAGAAAATGGAAATTTTGTACCAATAGCAACAGGACAAGGACAAGAAGTCAGAGCACATCCAATTGCTGATGGTGGTATTAATTTTGCAGACAGCACAAGTAATTATATAAATCTTACAGGAGTGCAGATGGAAGTTGGAGAGACTGCTACACCGTATGAACATCGTGATTATTCAGAGGAGTTAATCTATTGTATGAGAAGAATTCAAGTTTTAGGTTGCCAATATGGTATAGCACCAGGTTCATATGCTATAAACAACGGATCTGCAGCAACTTTGGGTGGTTATAATCCAGGTCAAGGTGATTATAATGTGATTGGTAGAGGATGGACTCGTTCATCAGGAGTTTTTCAAACAATGACTTTTTTACCAGTTTCAATGAGAGGAATGCCAAGTGCATCAGTTTATGATTTTGATGATGTAAACAGTCCAAGTAATTCTTTTTATGCTCAGTATAATGGAAGTTCATCTCAAAATGTAACTTTTAATACCATTAATACTGCTGGTTCAAGTTTACATGGTATATGGTTAGATTGGAATCCTGGTTCAAATGCTGGTTCAGTTACTCCATGTCATGTTGCTTCTCGTAATAGTTCAGCAAGAAGAAATTCAATTCTACTTTCAGCAGCAATATGAAATATAAAATATACTCATCCGATGGTCAAGATGTTGCAATTAATCAATTATCAGATTCGGGCCAATTAATAAAATCAATACCAATATCGTCTGAGAATTGGGACTACAGGGAATTTGTCGAAGATATCTATATAAATGGAACTGGAATTGTGGAGGGTGCTGACTATGTTGGTGTCACTACTTATACTGAAGCTCGTGCTGCAGAGTATCCACCACTTGAAGAACAATTAGATAAAATTTATCATAGTGGAGTAGATGCGTGGAAGGCAGATATCAAAGCAATAAAAGATAAGTATCCAAAAACTCAAGTTGGTATTACTTCAATCGCACCAATTCCTGATTGGGTAAATGCAGCAATCTTTGATAGACAAAAAGAAGAGTATATAAAAGCAACTGCAAGACTCGCACAGTATGAATTATCGGCTGGTGTAAAAGGTGTGGTTGGAACTGAAAATGTTTGGGATGAAAGTACTAATTCTTATGTTGATAGGGATGTAATTGGTTATGTAATTCAACCATTACCACTTATAGTTGATGCAGTAAGAAATCCATTAGTTGTTGCTGATGAAACAGAAAGAGCAGCAGCACAAACAGTGATCAATAACACTCCGCAAGCAGTGATTGATTCAATAAATACTTAAAAAGTTAGAACATCATGCCATATCTTGGTCAAAGTCCATCCAAAGGAGATGAAAATAATTTTAAAATACTTGACGACATATCATCATATACTTTAACTTTTGATGGTTCTGATGCGAGTGTAGTTTCTGCTGCAAATGATACAATAACTTCTTTAAATCATAGATTTGTACAAGGACAAAGAGTAACATATAATAAGGGTGGTGGAAGCGTAATTGCAGGTCTTTCAGATGGTGTATATTATATTATCAAACACGATCACCATACAATAAAATTAGCAACAAGTGCAAGTAATGCAACTAATGGAATAGCAGTCAATATAACAAATGTTGGTAGTGGATCTTCTCATACATTGAATGTTGCATTTGATGGTATCAATACAAAATTTAAAGCAACTCATACAAACGGACAAAAAGCAAAGATAACAAGATCAGCACAATTAGTTATATCAGTCAATGGTGTTATACAGCAACCACATGATAGTGCAACACCAAGCACAGGATTTGGGTTTGATTTAGATGGTACGATTGTTTTATCACAAGCACCTGTTGTAGGTGATGTATATTGGGCACATGTATTAACAAACAATAATGTTACCTTTGATATATCAGATAATGATGTAGATAATTTTACAGGAAACGGAAGCACAGTATCATTTAATTTATCAAAGAGTCCACCAGATAATCGAAATATATTAGTCACAATAGATGGTGTAGTACAGTATCCAAATGACCCTGATGGAACAGTCAGAGCATATAATGTAGTTGAGAATGTATTGACATTTGTAACCGCACCTGACGCAAATGTTCAGATACAAGTAAGACATATTGGTTTTGCTGGTTCAACGAGTGGAAGTGGTGGAAGTGGAGTTACTAATTTCTATGGTCGAACTGGATCTGTAGTTTTAAAGAACACTGATAATGTAACAGTCAATGATGCAGCAATTACAGGTGATTTAACAGTCACAGGTGATCTGACTGTAAATGGAACTACAACAACATTAGATACGAATTTAATAGATGTAGATAAAATAGAAGTTACAACTGCTGGTACTAATGTGGCTGTTGCAGTTACACATAATGGATCAGGAGATTTACTTAGATTATATGATGGCACATCACAGGTGGTTACAGTTGATGATGAGGGTAATATTGGTATCGGAAGTGCTATTCCAAATCATAAATTACATATTCAAGCAGATAATCCTACATTAGCACTTGAATCAAATACTACTACAGGTAATACAAATATAGTATTCGGTGATAGTGGTAGTGAAACACAAGGTAGAATTCAATACCATAATAATGGTGATTACATGCGATTCTACACCAGTGGAGTTGAAAGACTTCGTATTGTAGGTGCTGGTGCTGCTGATGGCAAAGTTGGTATCGGAACCATCAATCCACTAGCAGGCCTCCACATATCTGATGGTACATCATACGGATCACCACAGATAAGTAGTCGAAGAGCACAATTAATAATATCTGCAGGTACTGAAAGTAGTGCAGACATTCAGTTATTAGCAAGTTCATACAATCATATCTTCTTTGGTGATTCAGCAGATGCAAATGCTGGAACTATCGTTTATCATCACACAGGTAGTTATACAAACTCATTCCAAATTGAAAATGGTGGATGTCAAACTTTCATTAGACCGAGTGGAAATATAGATATCAAGTCTCCTAATGCAGGTGGAAATAGTTTTACGCAGAATTATCTCGTTAGAGATTCTAGTAATGCTGCACAATATCAAATTGGAATGTATGAAAATGCTACTGAGCATTTATTCATTAATAATCATAAAACTGGTGCCATAAATCTTACTCATGGTGCTAATGACCATCTCACTGTAAACTCAGATGGTAAAGTTGGAATCGGAACTAATCTTAATTCTCCATCTTACAAATTAGATGTACGAGAAGCTCATAATACCGCATATGCAGCAAATGCAACGAGTGCTCAATTAGCAATTGGAAATATTAATTCCTCTGCTGCTACAAACTCTTCTGGAATACACATGTATTCTGATGGAAATGGAAAAGGAGTTGTTAACTTAAACTGTCTAAACAATTCTACGAGTTCCTCTGCTGATTTTGCAATTCAGACAAGACATTCTGGAACTTTAGCAGAAAGACTTCGCATCGGATCTGCAGGTCAAATTGGTATCGCTGGAGCAAATTATGGGTCATCTGGTCAGGTATTAACAAGTGGTGGTTCAAGTAGTGCACCAACTTGGAGTGCAATTCCAACACAGGTAACGATAACAGGCAATGCAGACAACAGAGTAATTACTGGTGGTAGTGGAACAAACTTAGTTGGTGAATCAACTTTAACTTATGATGCAAGTTTACTTAATATAACTTCAACTACACAGGGATTAGGATTAAGATTAAGAAATACTGGAAACGAATACACGTCAATGAGATTTGATGCAGCAAGAACAGCTGCATCATCAGCTTTAGGAATATTGGAAGGAAGATGGAATAATCAAAATAACGTCTGTCAAATTTACTTACAATCTGGTGACGATACCACGAACAAAGATGATGGTAGAATATCTATGGTTGTTAGTTCGGCTGCTGGTGCTAGTAAAACAGCATTAAGAATTGAACCTGATGCTAGTATTCAGTTACCAAATGATTCTCAAAAATTACAATTTGGTGAACATCAGGATCTGAGTATTTGGCACGGAGGTAGTAATGGATATATTGATAATGAGACTGGATCTTTAAACTTTAGAACTACATCAAGTAATACTACAAGATTTACCATCACATCAGATGGTAAAATTGGTATTGGACACCACAGTGCAACTCAAATTACAAAAGAATTAACCATACGACCAGCAGATGGTGGTGGTATATTAATGGGTAGACCTGGTGACACTGTTGCACCAATAAATGTTGCTTTACAAATAACAACAAGAACTTCTGGTAGTGAAGCATATCATACTGAATATCATACCTCCAATTGTAATGCAATGTTTACTACTTATGAGGGTGGAGGAACAGGTGGTAATATTATATTTCAAACTGGAGTCGGTTCTGGAAATGATATTGAAAGACTTCGCATTAAATCTGACGGTAATATTCAATTAACTGGTACAGATCATGAGATAACTTCAAATACTTCTGACGGTTCTGATAATAAAAGAATAATAATCGGTGGTGGAGGTGCATCAGGACAAACTAGAGGTGCTCAAATTGCATTGCATGGTAATGAATATAGTGGTAATGGCGGTACGTTACAATTTCTAGCAGGTAATTCTGGTACTATTCAAAGTAAAATTCAGATGTACACTGCTGGTAATGAGAGACTGATTCTCCAAAATGGTGGAGTTCTCACTCAAAGGGTGAACAGCAATGCACGACTATCTCACGGAATTTTAGAAATTACAGGTAGTTCTACTCCATCACAACTTAAAATAAAAACAAACATACCTTACACTGGATTTTCACACGCAGAATCTGTAACCATCAGAGGTTTTAGATACGGTGGAAGAGATACAGTAGATATACAAATCTGCTGGCACGTATATGCTGGCCAATTCTATAATCGTATTGCCTCAAGTAGTGGTGGTTGGGCTCCTTTAATCACTCTTGGAGTTGAAAGTGGTAAGATCGTAATTCATTTTGATAGTCTTGGATATTGGTTTAAAATTTATGTTGCAGATTATTATTCTGCATCTGGTAGTGAAGATTATGCCAGAGGTTGGACTTATGATACTACTGCAATTAGTGGAGACGCAGGACTTCCAGTAAACACCGTTCCATATAAGAATGATTGGGGTGGTTTAACTTACAATGACGATCATAATGTAGGAACTAATCCTGACCGTCATCTTAAGATTGTTAATGGTGATTTACAAATAGGAACTTCTGGTCATGGTATTGACTTCTCTGCAACTGCTGGCCCAACTGAAGGTACAGGTAGTAGCGAACTTTTGGATGATTATGAAGAGGGCTCATGGACTCCAGCTCTTCAAGCATATAATGGTAGTTCATGGGTTAATGTTACCTTTGATGATGCTTTAGAATATACAACAGCAAGATATACAAAAATAGGTAATCTTGTTCATGTTTGGTATTATACTGGTGCTTTTAGTACAGATGGTACTTTCAATACTCAGGCAGCAAGAATTTGGGGTCTACCTTACGTGTTTATGAACAATGATCCCTATTACGGTGGACAGTTTACATTTACTCATACAACTTGTTTTAAAAACACAAGTAATAATTTATATGATTGTTATACAGGATATGCTCAGTATGGATCAAAAGTATTTTATCCAAACATAGGAGGAAGCACATCAAATGGCAGATGGGGATCTGAGAGTTCTCGTTATATGATGTTTGCTGGAACTTATCAAACTTCATAGATATATTAGACCGAAGTTAAGTCTTAAAACTAAGCACCATAAACCCGTTTTAATCGGAGATTAATCCTAAATGGCACTTACCGAAACAATCGAATACGATAAAATAGAAGTTATTGGACAATGGAAAGCAGTACATGTCCGAAAAGCTAGCGTCATCAAAAAAGATGGTAAAGAACTTACAAGATCTTTTACAAGATTTGTGTTAGATCCAGGTGATCTTGATGGTTCCAATAATTTGGTTGATAATCCACTAGATAAAGAACCTGATGGAGTCACATCTATTGCAGACGAAGTTAAAGCAATATGCACAGCTGTTTGGACAGCATCAGTTAAAGAGTCATGGAGGGCAAAGTTGGTTGCTGATTATGCTCAAGCTGGTGTTGGTGGATCATAGAAAAAACCGTATAGTTGACACTTTGTAAAGTATCATATATAATAGACAAGTAATCAATTTATTAAGAATGACTGACCAAGAAAATCATTTAAAGCAAGTTTTAACACAGCAAAAAACTTTAGTTGACGAGATTAATGCTCTTAATAACCAGATCACATCAAAGCGTGAGATGGCCGTCAAATTACAAGGTATTGCAGAATATCTAGATCAACTCGGTGTGAAAATTCCTGAAGAAACTGAAGAGGAAGCACCAACAGCAGAAGCAACTCCAGAAGTAGTAGAAGAGGCACCAACTAAGAAGGATAAATAGTTTTATTCTGAGAAAAAAATGAGGTAACAGAATGCCTTATATAGGTAGAGACTTAAATCGTGGTAATTATTTAAAGTTAGATGATATAAGTTCATCTTTTAATGGATCAACACAAACATTTAATTTAACAGTAGGAGGTTCTGCATTTAGACCAGGATCTGCCTTCTCGATTTTAGTCTCTGTTGGTGGTGTTATACAAGAACCAGAGTCTGCGTATCAAATTAATAATAGCGAAATAACATTTGCGAATGCTCCTACAGCACAGGATGGATTTTTCTGTCTTGCTTTAGCAGTTCCAATTGGAATTGGTGTGCCTGGTAATGGGACAGTAAATGGCACACAAATGGCAAAACCATTCAACTATGATGGTTTCTTTTACTTAGATGATGCAAATAATCGAGTTGGTATTGGTAGTTTACAACCAAAACAAGAATTAGATGTAATTGGAAATGCAAATATAAGTGGAATATTAACAGCATCATCATTCAGTGGTGGTAGTGGTGGAATTAATGCAGGTGTTGTTACTTGCACAGGATTAGATGTAAACGGAAATGGAGATATAAGTGGTAACTTAGTTCTTGGTGGAGATTTAACAGTAAATGGAACCACAACAACATTAGATACAAACTTAATAGGTGTAGATAGGATAGAAGTTGGAGCAAATAGTAGTACTGTAGTAGGTGTAGCAATAACTCAGAGTGGAACAGCAGATATATTAAGATTATATGATGGTACATCACAGGTAGTTACAGTTGATGATGAAGGTAAAGTTGGTATCGGAAGTGCAATACCAGGTGCATTATTAAACTTGGCAAGTGCCAATCCTTTAATTAGATTGACTGATACCGATAGTAATGTACACTCAACAATCGGTGGTGAAGGTGGAAACTTATATCTTTATACAAATTCTTCTTCTCGTGATTTTATTTTCCGTGGATCAGCAGAAGTTGCAAGAATTACTGGTGATGGAAAATTAGGTATCGGAACTCATACTCCAACTGCTTCATTCCAAATCAATCATGCATCACCAAAAATTATTTTAGAAGATGATGATAATGGTGCAGATGTTTCGATTGCTAATATTGGTGGTGCTGCAGTTTATTCATCTAATTCGGATGCAATATTCCAAACATCAGATACAACTGAAATGTTCCGTATCGCAAGTAATGGAAATGTTTATTTTGCTGGAACTCAATCAGGAAATAATCGAGGAATACTATACAACGCATCTGGTTATTTTGGAATGTACGCATCCTCATCTAGTGGTGTAAGCAGAGAACTCAGATTTTTCAGAAATTCATCTGCTGGTAGTGAGGTCATGCGTCTTGTATCAACAGGTATATCACTTCATTCTGCTAATGGTGGAGGAGTAATATATGGAGATGATGGTGCTACTGGTGTATTAAAACTTCAAAGCACAAGTGCTAATAATAATCATGCAAGAATTGATATAGGTGTTAATGAGAGTGATAATGGTGGTGTTCATTTTTATACTGCTGGATCATCTGTTGCAGAAAGAAGAATAACCATCAAAGGAACAACTGGTAGAGTTGGTATCGGAACTGATAGTCCAGATACTTTAGTTGAAATTGGAAATGCAATAGGAACTGGAACTGCTAATCTACTCAAACTTACAAGTTATACAAATTCACAGTCATCAAGACCAGGTATAGCATTCTGGAATAATAATCCAAATACTGCACAAGCACAGATAAGTGCTAAAGGTGGTGCTTCTTATAATGCATCTAAATTACATTTTTCAGTAGCAAATTCAAGTAGAGTGCTTGCAGACAGAGCATGTATTGATGAGTTTGGAACTTTCATAATTGGGCCTGGAGAAACTAGAAGAAATACAAAGGGAAGTAATCAACATCAAGTATTATTAATTGAAGGAACTGGTAATAATTCTACTAGAATGTCGATGATTCGGAGTTCTAATGATGATAATGGCCCTGAAATACAATTAATTAAAACAAGAGGAACTTCAATAGGTTCAGTTACTAAACCAAATCAGAATGATTTCATTGGATCTCTTACATTTATAGGTGCTGATGATAGTGATTTATACGCAAGAGGTGCAGAAATTGCTGTTCAGGCAACAGGAACTCCTGCAAATGATAGAATTCCATCTGATATAATATTCTCAACAACTCCAACTAGTGGAGCAACTTCACCTCAAGAAGCAGTTCGTATCACATCAGAAGGAAGAATGGGTATTGATACTAACAACCCCTTTGCAAAATTAAGTATAGGAGATTCTTCAAATGATGGTGCTGTATCACAATTATTAAAACTTGGTAATAATTCATCTGGTGCTGGAACTGGTGCTGGAATTCAATTGGGAGCAGGTAGTGGTAATGCGGGTAATGCAGTTCTTCTTTCAGGATTTTATGATGGAACTGGTACTTCATTTACAATTGAAACTTGTAATACATTTGGTGGTTCTCAATCAGAAAAATTCCGCATCACAAATGTTGGTAGAGTTGGTATTAATAGTACTTCACCAGAATTTGAAATGGATGTTCTTCCTCCAAGTGGAGTAACAAATACAACCATATGTGTGAAAGGAAGAGGATCAGGATATGCACAATTTAGACTTGAAGGTGAGGGTGGTGCTACTGAAAATTATCTTACAAGCACAACTGTTCCTTTAGCAATTTATGTTGGTACTGGTGGTCAAAAAGCAAAACTTGACACAAATGGTATGTTTTTGATAGGTGCTGGTGGTGCAGATCAACATTTACATATTAAACAATCAACAACGACCACTTATGCTAAGATTGAAAATACAGGAACAAGTTCCAATTACACAGGAATAAATTTAAAAACTCCAACTTTGAATTTCCAGATTTGGAATCAAGGGCCAGGTGCTTCTGGTGCTGGTTATGGTGGTGCTAACTCGGTGAACTTCTGGCAAGCAGCAGCAACTGGGCCTTATACTTTTTATCATGGTAATAATGAAAGGCTTCGCATCGCAGCAGATGGTAATATAGGAGTTAATTGTACACCAGTATCTATCTTTTCTGCATATAAAAGTATTCAACTTAATAATTATGGAATATGGCAGGCTGACGATGGTGGTGCATCCTTCCTATCCAATAATGCTTATGTCAATACATCGGGTAATTGGACATACATGGCGAATGATCATGCCTCTGATATTGGAATGGATGATGGTAATTTCTACTTTAGAAATGCTGGATCAGGAACTGGAACTATAAGTTGGAATACGCCAATGAAAATCCAGAGTGATAATCGAATTAATATTGGCGAAGGAAATAGTGGTACAGCTCTAGGTGCACTTCATATTAATACATCCAATGTGATGGGCACTGAAACTGCATTATGGGTTGGGGACAATAGTGCAAATCGTTATATGACAATCCAACAGAATGGAAGCACTGAACAGTTTTCTCATATGATTCTTAGATTTGATGATAATGGTACCAGAAACGTTCTACAATTAGTTAATAGATACGCCACAGGCACAGGATATGGAACTCAGATCCAATTTAAGGGTAATAATGATGAACAAACTGGTAGTATAAAGTGTCAGAATGTTACTTCTGGAAGTAGTAATGCGGATATGAGTTTTACTGTTAATAACTCTGATAAAGAAGTTCTAAGACTTCAGAGTAATGGTGATGCAAGATTTTATAACGCATTGACAGTTGCAAGAGTTGATAACGAATATAGTGGATTTACTAGGTCAGGTCTTGTATTATCAACTCCAGTATTTAATGAATATCACTTTACATGGAGTGGACAACAAAGTTACACGATTGATTTTACTTGTGGAAGTTATTTCCATTCAGAGTTTACCTACGTTCAACATCAAACCAACGGTGGACATCATATGCACCATTATGTAAGGGGTAAGTGGGCAAATAACCACTATGCTCATACAGGATTCATATATGAGCACAGTGGTAATGGTGGTGCTTTATCAGTATCATTTACTGTAAGTGATCAAAGTGGAGGTGGTTCAGTCGATATGAAAGGTGGATTAACTGAAGCAGGTAGTCCTGGTGCATCATATCGAGCTAGATATGGAGGTGGTCATGAAGGATCTAGTACTAACAACACTGGAAGATTTAGAATTTCAGAAACTATGGCCTCTGGTTCTGTTGGATCTCGTGGAGTGGTTCTTAAAATTTATTATGGTTCATTATCTGGTGCATCCATATCTTAATTAGGAGGTTATTATGGACATTAAAACTTACAAAATTGAAGAATACAAAGATGGAAGTTGGGTGAGTGCTGCAACAACATCTACTTTGTTAGATGAGTACACTGGACTAACTGAAGATCAAACACAATGCGTGATTGATTATCTTTCATCAACTGCTGTTGGTATAAGTTCCGAACATCTTAGGGTAGTTCAAGAATAAATATTTAAAAAAGATATAAATGGCACTCACCGACCTTACGAGAATATCAACATCTGGAATCGCAACGGGAACTTCTTTGTCTGGTGCGATTCTTCATGGTGACGCACATTTTCGTGGAACACAGGTTGGTGTCAACTCTGCGATATTCGACTCTTCAGATGATGCACTGGAACTTAATGATAATGTAAAACTTAAATTTGGAAATGATGGGGATTTAAAATTATATCATAATGGCAGTCACTCTTTTATTGATGAGACTGGGGCGGGAAATTTATATATCCGAAATGGTGCTAAAAATTCTATCTGGTGTCAAACTGATGGGCAAGTAAATTTATATCATAATGATGTAAAGAAATTTGAAACAGCTGAAACAGGAGCTGTCGTAACTGGAATATTAACTGCAACATCTTTTAGTGGGCTTATACTTGGTTCCCCAATAAACAATCCAAGTGGTATCTCAACATTTTATGATTTAAGAGTAGTCAATAATTTAACAGTCGAAGGAACAACCACTACACTTGATACAAATTTGATTGGTGTAGATCGAGTTGAAGTCGGAGCAAATAGTAATACAGTCACAGGTATTGCGGTCACACAAAGCGGAACAGCAGATATAGTTAGATTATATGATGGTGCATCACAGGTAGTTACAGTTGATGATGAGGGTAAAGTTGGCCTTGGAACTGATACTCCTCAATTTACATTAGATGCCAATGGTGAAATCGCATCTAAAAATCCTGCAAATCTAGAATTTATTGGACTTCATTTAACTAGTAATGAAGCAAGGATAAGAAGTTCTTTCTATAGTGGTAAAAGTGGTGCATATAGACCAATAACATTTTTTACATCAGATGAAGAAAGACTTCGTATCGCAGCTGATGGTAAAGTTGGTATCGGAACTGATGTTCCAGCATCAAATCTTCAAGTTGATGGAACTTCATTAACACTTATCAATAAAGTAGATACTGCCAATACTTTCATTACAGTAGAAAATGCAGGGTCAGGAAACGCTGGTGTGAAAATGCATAATTCAAATGGTGAATGGACAGTCATTGCTAATGATCGTCTTAGAATTATGGATGAGGATGGAGGTGGTGTAGAAAGAGTTACCATCGCATCTAATGGTCGAGTGGGTATCGGAAGTGAAATTCCAGCACAAAAACTTGATGTTAATGGAAATATTAGATCAAGTGTACTCTATCTCGATAGACATGGATCACCAACAATAAATATGACATCCACAAGCGATACTGGTGGAGGTTCTATCTATTTTGGAAGTCCTGCTAGTGGTCTTAGGGGTGGAATTTTATATAACCATGATGGTGATATATTAAAATTAAGAAACATCTATGGTACTAGTATTGAAATTGATAATAGTAGAAAGGCAAAATTCTATGGCGATATGCATATGTTGAAAGGTAGTGGACAACCAGCTGCTACGTTAACTTTACAAACTCATGATACTGCGAACTCGATTGCCAAAATTAATTTAATGGCAAGAGATAATTCAAATAATAATGAAACTTGTTATATCGAAGCAAACTCTGGTAGTACCGAAACTGTTGATTTAAGATTTGGCACTAGTGGTGGTGAAAAACTTCGTATCACATCAGATGGTCAAGTAATTGTTAACGGAACTGACAACCTTGCTCATCCAAATATGGATGATATTATTGTTGGAAATGCATCTGGAAATAGAGGCATTACTATTGCAAGTGGATCAGGCACCAATTTTGGATCAATAGCTTTTGGAGACAGCACTGACGGAAGTGGTGCTGATAGATATGAAGGACTTATTGAGTATTATCACGGTGATAATTCTCTCACTTTTTATACATCACATACCGCAAAACTTCGCATCGACACAGATGGTAGAATATTAACAGGTGGAGAAACTGGAACAAATGTTACTCCAGGTGGAATACACGTTAAAACATCAAATGGTGCTGCGACTACACAGGCATTAGTATTAGTGAATGCTGCTAATAATGCAAATACAGAAGTACAGATTAAAATGGTGGCAAGTGCAGCATCTCCTGATGATCGATATAATGCAATCAATTGTGTAAATGTTGCTGGTAATAATAGAATGGATACAGTATTCGTTACTTGTCCTGGTGGCACACCACAGGAGAGGATGCGTATCGATAATGAAGGAAGATTACTAATCGGATACACTGCAAATGTTGTAAGGCATGAAGCACAGAATGCTGCACTTCAAATATCAGGAACGGCTAGAGATGACTCAAGTGCAGCAATAGGTAGATGGTCTACAGATGCTAATCCTGCCCGTTTAGAATTTTCCAAATCACGAAATGCAACAATTGGAAACCACACAGCAGTTGCAGCAGATGATGAAATTGGTCATATTAATTTTAGTGGTAGTGATGGTACAAGATATCTTGGTGCTGCATTTATCAAAGGTATAGCAACCACTCCGATTGCTGATTATGACTGTGCAGGATATTTAAGTTTTGGTACAAACTACGGTACTACAAGTCCTAGTGAAAGAGTCAGAATTACAGAAGACGGTTATGTTCATCTTGGAAATACTGCTCACGGAACAAATAAGGTTGGTGGTCAAGCAATAACAGGTCAAGATTATGATCCAGTTGTTAAAGTTTATTCCTCTGGTAGTAATAACTGGTTAGCACAATTAAGAAGTGATCACACGAGTGGAAATGGTATTTTCTTGAGAGCTGGTAATTCATCTTCAACTTATACTCTATATGCTACTGGATATGATGAAAATAATCCTCATTTAGTTGTTCGTGGTGATGGTAAAGTTGGTATTGGTGAAGATGATCCAGATGGTAATCAACTACTAATTCGTGGTGCATCTACATTCCAGACAAACAAAGGACATATAATGTTGACTGGAGATAGTGCAACAGTTGGACAAGGCCCACAAATCGTATTTTCAGAAAGTGGTTCTACCACAAGTTATGCTGGTGCTTATATTGGACATGTAAGACAAGGTAGTAATAGTGTAGGTGATTTAGCATTTGGAACCCGTGGAGTTACAGGTGATGCAAACACTGTACCAACAGAAAGACTTCGCATTAAAGATACTGGATCAGTAATAATCTATAGATCTCCTAGCACAACATCAGGAGGTTATGCTACACTTGAGCACATGGAGTCAAATGCCCTGAGAACACATACAAGATACATAAGTGCAGGTGGATCAAGTGCAACTATTAATTTGATGAGAGTTAGAAGACATTATTGGGGAGCAGGATTCTATAAAATATGGCTCAAGCAAGTTTATTATGTTGCTACAAATGAAGCAGTGTGGTGGGTAAATGGTCACGGTAGAAATACTGGTGGTTATACTCCAACTTGGAGTTTAGGACACGAAGATAAGAATGGTTCGATAGGTTCAAGTGTTATATCCCATACTACTTCTTCTAATTCTTCACCAGGAAATGATTATGCACAATATATTGACATCTATGCAACTGTTGCTGCGTATCATCATTATGTTGTTCATATTGAAGCAATGGGTTCTGTTTCTTATAGCACCAATACGAGTTCGGTTTCAGAGAATGGTTATGCTTTATTTTAATTAAGGAGACATTAACAATGCCAATGATTAGCGAAACATTTGAATATAGTCCATCATGGTACTATCATCCTATAAAGATTGATGGTGTAGAATATTCATATGATCCAGGTTATGTGGTTCCTGTTACTGATACTTCTGATCCAGAATATGGAAAAACTGTACAGCAAATTGTTGGTTCAGATAAAATCACTGATGCAATGATTTTAGAATACAGGGAAAAGGACACATGGGAACAAATGAGAGTACATCGAAATAAATTACTTATTCAATGTGATTGGACACAAGGTGTAGATGTACCCGATACAATTAAAACACCATATCAAACATATCGTCAGGCACTTCGAGATATTACAAAAGCAGCAACTACTGCTGATGTCGTTTGGCCCACTAAACCATCATAAAATAATTATTCTTCTATCTCAAAGAACCATTTAATAGACCGTATATAATCAAACGTACAGGATAAATCAAAGTCACAATTATTATCATATTTACGATCACACAAGAAATTTCTAAGTTTTTCAACTGATTCAAATGTTCCTTGATGAGTGTGATTTTGATCGTAGAGATGGTATTTCATCATAGTTCGTGCTATGTGTTGTGATTTGCTAACATTATCTATATATGTTATACTATTAACGATTAATTGTCAACTATATGTACGATCCCCAAGTAAATGATTATGTTCGTTGGACAACGGAATTAGGTATGATACATGAGGGGTGGGTATATTTTAAAGCAAGTCCAGTAGAACATAAAAAAGGATGGAATCCACCTGCAAGATACATTTCAATTGAGATCGCAACTAAACCTAGAAAACAATGTGATTTGACTACATTTTTACATAAAAAAATTCATGTGTGTTTATGTTGTTATGAGAGAAACTGGCATCAGTTAGAGTACATAAAAAGAAGAGTATCAAAACAAGATGATCGTGATCCTGATGAAGTCGTTAGTTATGGTGCATACAAATCACAACAATATAGACCACTTGACACTCAATGATAAATCCAATTAGTTTTCTATTATCAATTTCTTCGTTGTTCATTTTTCTCAGGATATTGCAGAGGAAAATCGAACCTGACGATTTAATTCGTCCAGATAATCCATACAAAAATATTCGTGAGAATGATGAAGAATATAGTGAAAAGACGGACTATAAGTAAAAATACATAATTGCGATATGTTTCAAAATGTTGGTTTCCTGACTATATAATGGTAGAATCAAACGGAGGTCAAGATGCGTTAAACTCCTCTATATTATGAGTTTAATTTAAAAACCAAACGGAGAACGACTAATGCACAACTTAATTCCACTAAATCAACTCAATGGATCACTAAATTATGAAGATAAAGATTTAATCACAGACTACTACGAGTGCTTAGTCGAGTGTAATGATAAGCAATCTGAATGTAAAAGAATCTGTAAGGAGGTATTACTCTAAAAGTAACATTCAAAAATAAACCCTTGACTTTTTCGGTCAGGGGTTTTATAATGGGAGAAACTATTTTTTTGAAATGTCAAACAAGAGTAAATTGCGGGCACAAATTAAATCTAATGCCTATTATATTTTCTGGGGTGTTGCTACTGGTGCAGTTTTAGCAGGTCAGATTTATATTGGTCTTGGTTATCGTGCTATGACTCAAAGTGTAAATGATCTTGCAGAGGTGTTTACTTTGATAAGAGAAAGTAATGAATTGAAAAGTGGAAGGTATCCAAATCTTTATTAAGATTTCAATTTTTAAACTGTCACATAGGTTTGCCTAGTGCTGTATTTTTTGCTATAATAGGTATAACTTTTATTATATTATGAACATTTATCTTGATGGGTTTAAAGGTAATCCGTCTGCCTTTGGTTTAGGAGAAACCATACACACATATGAAGAAAGACATAAAGGTGGAGACTATACTAAGTCAAAACAAGATTTAGAAGCAGTAGGTAGTGCAAGAATAAAAAAAGGATGGTGGACAGATTTTGATGGTAGAGATCATGATATACATGCTTGGTTAAAAAAGAAATCTGGTATCACCCAAATTGGTAGAGAAACTTATAAAATTGAAGAGGGTCATGGACTAAGTATTGATGTTGTCAAGTATCTTATTGAAGAAAAGTTTTTTATACAAAGAACAAGAGAAGTATTAAAGTTACGTCCACATCAAAAAAACTTTGTTAAAAAGATTATTTCTAATTGGGAGAAGTGGAAAGAATTTTTACTTTTTGCTAAATGTCGTGCTGGAAAATCCATCATGACTTTCTCTGCTATTGTAGATGCAAATGTGTCTAGAACTTTAATTGTATCAAGATTTAATTCTCCTAAACAATCTTGGATTGAAGATTGTGAAGAGTACGATAAATTTAAGAATGTAAGAATAGTTAATCTATATAAAAGTGATTGGCAACAAGAATATGAAAGATGGAAAGATGATAGTAATATTCAAATAGTTTTTTGGTCAACTATTCAAGGGTTGTGTTCATCTAAATGTAAAAAATTAATTGCATTAGATAGAATAACTGATATTGATTTATTAGTGTTTGATGAGTGTCATATTGGAGAAGATGCAGACCAATTTAAAAAAGTTAGAAATAAATTTAATGATGCAAAATGTCTCAAGGTATCTGGCACAGCATATGACCAAGCATGGCAATATTCTAAAGATAATCGTTTTGTTTATTCATACTGGGATGAGCAATTATATTATAAAGGTCAATATCCTAAGATGAATGTATCATATCCAAAAATAGATAATGAGTATAGGCAAATATTTGGTAATGACCCAGATGCCTTTACTAACATATTTCATACAAATGAAGATGGTACAGAATTTTTAAATCCTGACTTAGTTTCTAATTTTTGGAACAAATATTTCACAACAACTCTTCAGAGACATATAAGAAATTATGATCGTATTATTGTTAAGTGTAATCATATTGTCGCAGCACTTCCAAGTGTTGCAGCGTGTAAATTATCTTTACCTTACATAAAAGAATATGCACCTCTAGTTATTACAGGAGAGAGTGGACATAATTCTGATACAATCAATAAGTTTGTCAACGAGAATACTAAAACCATTTGTCTCACAGTTCAAGCAAATATATTAGGTGTTACTTGTAAGAAGTGGGATTGTGTAGTTCACTTGTGGGGAGGTACATCAATAGAAAAATGGATGCAACTAAGTTTTCGTGGAGGAAGTGGAACACATGATTGGGATGTAATTGATTTTGCACCTAGAAGAGCAATTAAATGTTTAGATAATTCGTTTATCATAGCAAGAGTGGATAATCAAGAACTATTAGATTATAAGATGGTTGACTTTGTTAATGTTTATGAGTGGAATGATGGATTCATTAAATTATCTCATGATGATATTATTGATATTCTTTCCGTTGACATTAAAGACAATGTACAGGGAACTTTTGAGAATCTTGCCAAGTCTATACCTGATGAAAGATTATTATATGAAAATCTTGATGATGTAAGTGTGTTATCAGATAAGCAACCACAATGCTCTATTATTAGTGATAATGATACTAACGAATTGAGTGCAAAGAAAACAATATTTCCTGATCGAGAATTAACAAAGAAAGAAAAAAATGAAAAGAGAGATCAATTAAAAAATGTTTTAAAGTCTATACCATTAGTGTTAAGTCATGCCATTAAATCAGGTAATAAGATAAGAACAGTTGATGAATTACTTACATCTAAATTTTATATACCTATTACTCAGGATACACAATTAGTATTATCCAATTTACTTGAAACAAAAGATATTAACTCAAAAGATATTACCACAATAATACATCAAAACAATCCGATTATAGAAAAAAATGTTCATAAAGACTTTACAAAAACACTAGATTCCTTTAGAATAACAAAGGCAACACAACAAGTTATTCCTTTAAATCTTCTTAGGAAATTACTTCCTAAAGTTGAAGAAGATGAGAATGTTTTAATTGTTGGAGACCCTAGTGGAAGTTGCTGTTCTTATGCAATAGAACACTTGGGTATATTACCCTCTAAAATTTGGGTGTGGGAAAATAATTCAACACACAGATTTTTAATTAAGAGTATTTCTTCTCAAATAAATATTTTAAACAACATTGAGGATTACAAAATGAACAAAGAGAAAACTTATTGTATTGGCAACCCACCTTATTCTACATTAGATAGAAATAGTAATAAAAAACTTCATAAATTATTTTTATTACAAGCAATGAAGAAAGCAAAGACTACTTCATTCGTAGTTCCTTCCTCTCAAATATCTCCATCAACTCATTTTGATACTATTCGTCCATATCTTTCATATATTCGTACAGATGTTAAAAAGTATTTTCCCAAAGTTGGATCTACATTCGTTGTTCTTACAGTGGAGGATACTATTCAAGATAAATGTTTAATTGAAACAGTGAATGGTTCTATTGAGTTGCCATTAAAAGATATATCTATTTTACCTAATAATATTACTTTAGAGAATGTTGAGTATGTAAATAATACTCTTACTGGTGGTAGAAAATGGGAAATTAAATGTAATTATCATGCTCAAAATCGTAAGAAATGGGAAGATTCTGATGGAAAGATAGAAGTTTTGCATACAAATTCTCAGTCTTTTTATACTAATGAAGATGTTTCTATTAATAAAGAAATTAGAGTAGCAGTTACTCTATCTGGTTTTCCAGAGTTTAAAGTAGTTCATAATAAAGGACTTACTCAAATTCAAGTTTTTACTACTGGATTTGATAATTTAGAGGAAGCACAAGAATATTGCGATTACTGCGATTCGGAGAAAATCAGAAAAGCATTAATGCTTACTAAATTTAGTGGATGGAGTACTAAGGAAGTCATTAAGAATATTCCATGAAGAATAAACATAATCAAAATGTAGGATCAGATATAGAAAGGTCTGATTTTAGGATTGATTCAACAGGAGAAGTATTTACCCCTATAGAATTATGTAATTTAATGGTAAATCGTATTTCTTCAAATGTATTAAAAGATCCTAAATCTACTTTTATAGATCCTTCAGCAGGTAATGGTAATTTTCTTGTTGCATTAAAAGATAGATTGGAAGAATACCATTCAGAAGAATATGTAGTAAATAATATGCTTTATGCTATAGAATTGATGGAAGATAATCATAAAGAAATGTGTGATCGTTTAGGTGTGTCAGTAGATCATCCACATTACGTTTGTCATGATGCACTTACTTATGACTATAGTTTTGGTGAACCTATAGGGTTAGAGACATTTTTTGACAGTTGATGAACTGTCACACTGTCTTGAAAAGGGGAGTATTTTTTGCTATAATAATAGTATTAATGAGATTTTAATGCAATTACGTTCACATCAGTTAGATTCACTTGTTGCTATGCAGAAGTGTGATAAGGGTCAAATTATCGTGCCTACTGGTGGTGGTAAGACAATGTGCATGATCGAGGATGCACAGTATAGATTCGATATGAATAGCATATCAAAAACTATTGTTGTTGTTGCTCCTCGTATCTTACTTGCAAATCAGTTATCAGCAGATTTTCTTGAGCATATCACAAATGTAGATGTGATGCACGTTCATAGTGGAGAGACTCATCACTTCAGTAGTACAAAGACAGAAGTGATTGAAAACTGGTATCACAATGGCATCAGAAATCAGTTGATCTTCACAACATATCATTCATTACATAGAATTACAGAGTCACTTGATATTGAGATTGATACAATATACTTTGATGAAGCACACAACTCAGTTCAAAAGAACTTTATTGAAGCAGTTGAGTATTGCTCAATGTATGCAAAGAGATCTTACTTCTTTACAGCAACACCCAAGCACTCTCGTACACCTAAGAAAGTTGGTATGAATGATAGTGACATTTTTGGTCAGGTCATTTGTAATGTACCTGCACCTAAGTTAGTTGATGAGGGTCACATTTTACCACCTAAAGTTGTAGTCAAAAAGATTGATGTTACTGACGATAGCAGATTTGGTTATGAGAAAGATTGTGACCATATCATAGAAACGATTGATGATGTTGATGTTGATAAAGTTTTGATATGTGCCAGATCAACAAAGCAAATCGTAAGTCTAATTGCACTCTCAAAGTTTGTTGATGAGTTAGCATGGAGAGGTTACTCTTACATGTATATTACATCAAAAACTGGTGGTGTGATTGATGGTCAGAAAGTGACAAGAGAAGAGTTCTTCAATGTTCTCAATGCGTGGGGTAAGACAGACAAGAGATTTGTAGTCTTACATCACAGCATACTCTCAGAAGGTATCAATGTCAATGGTCTAGAAGCAGTATTGTTTCTAAGATCAATGGACTACATTGGTATAAGTCAGTCGATTGGTCGAGTCATTCGTAAGGGAGACATCACTAAGAAATTTGGTCTTGTATGTATTCCAGTATATGACAAGGTTGGTATTAGTACATCAAGAAAAGTACAGACAGTTGTTGATACAGTATTCAAAGATGGTCAACCTGCAATCAGCATAGTTCGTAGTTAACTATGCTATAATATAAACATTATGAGGTAAAACAATGCACGATTCAACACTTGATTTATTTGAAAAAGTTGGTATTGATGCCAACGATATTGAAGCACTAGCATCTTATTATGAAGTCACTTGTGACTATTACATGGAGGAGTTTTTAGGACTAGAGGAATTGATAGATTGAAGGATACAATACTATTCGGAGATTGTAGAAAAACAATTCCAACAATAACTGAACCAGTAAAAATGTGTGTTACTTCACCACCATATTATGGACTTCGTGACTATGGTGGAGAAGATGACCAGATTGGTATGGAAGAATCACCAGAAAAATATATTGAACAATTAGTTGAAGTATTCCGTAGTGTGAGGGATGTTCTAACTGATGATGGAATATTGTGGGTTAATATTGGAGATACTTATTATAACTATCGTAGTGATGGAAATTATCCAAAACAAACAGTAAGTAAAACAAATCAAGATTTACCCAGTTTTTCCCCAGTTCGTGGGAATAAGTTAGAGGGATATAAAAGTAAGGATTTAATTGGAATCCCTTGGATGTTAGCATTTGCATTAAGAAAAGATGGGTGGTATTTAAGGCAAGATATAATATGGAGTAAACCAAATCCTATGCCAGAAAGTGTAAGAGATAGATGCACCAAATCACATGAATATATTTTCTTATTAAGTAAAAGTAAAAACTATTACTTTGATGTTGATTCAATTAAAGAATCAACTATAGATGGTAAAGGATTAAAAAGAAAAAAAAGTGTATGGAACATTAAGACTAAACCATATAAAGATGCACATTTTGCAGTATATCCACCAGAGTTAATTGAACCTTGTATTATGTCAGGTAGTCAGAAGGGAGATATAATTCTTGATCCGTTCATGGGATCAGGAACTACTGGCATGGTTGCAAAGTCATTAGGTCGTCACTATATTGGATGTGAGTTACATGAATCTTATGGTAAGTTAATTCAAAACCGAGTATCAGAATACACCATAAACTTGGAGAATTTCGTGTGAATGTGCCAGTTTGTTAGGTTGCACACACATACTTGCATTATTCGTGAATATGGTTTATATTAATAGTGGGGAAACAAACCCACTCAATATAAGACTTTCAAGGTTGTGTTCAGTCACATTTAAGTCGAACTTAAGCAGTTGAGTCGGTTTTGTTTCCTCTCGTCCTTTATTATGAT